GATAGCCTCAGGTGATGTGTACTGAGCAAGGATGCCAGCATTCTTAGGGTCCTGAAAATCAATCCCATCGCCTACAACTTGAAACCCAGTGTCGAAGTTGTTCATGGGATTACCCATGATGTTAGTTACACCAGCAGTACTGAATGGGATATTCAGTTTAAATACATTGGAAGCCTGACTAGCAGGGATAGGTTGACCAGCAGCATTAGTACCACCAGGCATACTAAGCCCACCAGGTGAGCCAGTATTAGTCACACCATATCCAAGGTTAACACCTTGAGATTGAGGTGCTGCTGCAGGTGCTTGCCTAGCTACCTCCCTAATGTTTTGAATAGCTTGAGGCTGTACACCAGCTTGGCGCATAGCCTGAACATTAGATTGACCAAATGTACCTGCTTGTGCGGCTTGCCGTGCCTCTTGCCGTACTTCTTTACGTTGATTCTGTTTAGCCATTGTTCTCTTCGTTGAGTTGGTGTTGAATCCACTCTACCACAGAACGTTGGCCAGAGCGGTACATAATTAATGAGTGTGAGTCATCCGGGTGGGGATTAAGTGGTGGGAAGTTCTCTTCTAGTTGTTGTAGGAGAGAAGTAAACTGGAGACCATGGGTCTCAAGCATGTTTAGCGAGATAGGAGATTGCATTCTGTAGGATGGATAAGTTATCTCCAAGATGACCAAGTGCCACGTTGCAATTGTGACAGAGAAGCCCTCTTACTTTTCCAGAATCGTGACAGTGATCTACATGTAACTTAGAAAATTTTTTCAAGCAAATTTCACAGGCACCTTCTTGCTCCACATACATTTCATTGTACTTATCTGGTGTGATGCCATAAAAATGCTTGAGTTTATACTTTCTTTGACGATCTGGATTATAAACGGCTGCTGCATTTACGCAAGGCTTGCAACGAGATCCTCTCCCATCCTTGTTTCGCCTATCTTTAACGAAAACATCAATCGGTAAGGACTCGTTGCAACCTTTACAAATTTTAAGCATATTGTGGTAGGTTTGGATTTGCGTGCTCAAAGAAAGCAGGCATTCTACCTCGTTTGGTCCACTGCAACTCTGGCGCCTTACCTTGATACATTAGATTGTCGCTAACTTTTAGCCAGAAGTATTTATCAAGATTGGGATTAGTGGATGCTTTCAAAGGTGCCATAACCCAGTTAATAGTAGCTTTGCGTAGTTTATCGAGGGAAGGACTGACTTCCAATCCAAGCTCTTTACATACGAGGCTGTTAGCCGCTACATGGACTTGCTCGTCACGACTGATGTCTGCACTTACTGTGCGTAGACCAGAGTCACCATTAGCTCTGAAGAAGGGGAGTAGTACGAAGAAAATTGCACGCTCGGCAACAAGTGCTTTGAGGACTGTGTGATCAGGATGCGCTTCCCAAGCATCCCTAAGGCGCTTTGCTTCGGCTTCAGCAGTTTCGTCAACACCCAAAGCATTGGCGATGTAACCGAGAGCCAGGTCGTGGTTTTCTTCGTCTTTGACATTAGAGCGCAGCAGGTCTGCCGATAGAGCTGGAATCTCACTAAGGGCATCTTGAATGAAGCTACCAACGGGGAGTTCCATGTGTCGCATAGCGAGGGCACGGTAGATGGTTTCTTCAGAGCCTGAACAAAGTTCACCTGCTGTAGTTTGAACTGGAGTCCAAGTACGTTTACGATTTTGTAGTTTTTGATAAGGGTTCATTCGCCGCAATTACAATCAGGAGCTTGGGGCTGACTAGCGCCAGCCGGGTCGTTTAGAATAGACTCCAGGTAATCATCGACTTCAGCTTCATCCAGTGCTGCATATGCGCTGGATTTATCCTGAACGTCTCCCATCACTTGGAGTGAGTAGTAAAGAGATGTTTGGGGGCTATCCAGCCACTCCTCAATAAATGCCTCATCATAGGTGATCACATCAGACCAACTATTGAATGAGTATCCATGAAGAAGTCCCGTAGTATCGAGCAGTCGGATAATACCATCCGTAACTCGTTTGTAGTTCTCCCAGCCAACTTCAGATGCGATCTCAACAGGACCGTAATCAAAGCTCTGGACGCCAAAGGTACCGCTATCACGGTCTACTTGGCGGGCAATAGGAGGAGCGATCTCAGGGCAGGTAGTATAGCCATCGAGATCCTTGTAGCGGTAGCTGCATGAAGCAGTTGGGGCAATAGCAAAGGCACGGTCCATGTTATTGAACTTAGCTACCTCTGCTGCTGCTTGGATACCAGCTTGTAGTTCCTTGGCTAGCACATAGGCACCATCAGCTTCTACAGGAACAATGCCATCATTCAGATAGCTTAGGGCTTGTCCAAAGGCTTGATAGGTGATTCCGTAGCGTCGGAGAAGGTTGGCAAGTCCCAGCAATCCGAGACCGACTTGGCGATCAGTCGTTGAAGGGAGGTATTCTCCGCTTTCTCCAACATTTGTTTTGCCGTGTAGTGCACACAGTTCGGACATTCCTTGGACAAACGCACCTCGAACTTGATCGAGTTCACATCCGCCGAGGTTAACATGTTGAAGTAGACAGGTCCCTCGACTGGGGAGGTATACCTCCAGGCATACGTTACCTCTGATTCGATTACCATTTTTGTCTACCTTTGTTTTGTTAAGCCAGATGTCACCCTTTTTGATGCCTTCAAGGAGAGCATCTTTTACTTCTTGAGTTGTCTCTTCCCACCAATGGTTGTTAATGTTGACGCAACGCTTAACCCAAGGTAGCTCACTACGGCTAGCAGTGATAAACTCAAGCACATCAGGATGACTGAGATCAAGGTGAAGTACCACAGCTCCATTTTTGTATACACCCCCGCGTCGAAGGATTTCATTCAAGGTCGAGTAGATCTTGGCAAAAGATACGGGACCTGATGCAACCAAGCCCTTACTATTTTCCTCTCCTCGTGCCCGGAGTTTAGATAGATGGACTGCAACTCCCGCTCCATAGCGAAGAGCGTGCGACACAAATCGCCAAGATGCTTCGATTCCATTAGGACCCTCCATGGTGTCTTCAACAACGAAGACTGTACAACTTACAGGAAGACGAGATGTCGGATCATCAATCCAACTTTGTACACGGCCAGTTCGTGCGATGAGTTCGGTAGACATACTAGACAAGATCGTTAAGGTTTGGTGGTTGGTAGTTAGGACCCTTGAGGACTTTACCATCCTCTCGGTAGATAGGTTTACCGTCTTCACCAAGCTTACTCATATTGCTTTGGTGAACACGATAGAGGGCTTCATCTAGATCCCATCCTAGGTTCTCTGCGTATTGATAGCAGACATAGACAAGATCAGCTAGCTCTTTAAGGGCATCGGTAGCGTTTACTACGAACCCAAGAAGTAACTGGTTCTCTGCATCAAGAAACTCTTTGAATTCCTCAACGATCAAAGTCCGCTGCATAGTCCGTGAAGCTGGACTCGTACTGTTCGTTACTTGGAAACCAGCTCGGAACTCCTTTGCTTGCTGTTGTGGTGATGGATTCAAGCTCATTTTGAAGATAGTGGATTGCTTTTTTAAGATCTTCTACTCGGCTGTCTTTAAAGCCAGCACGGCAGATATATTTAACCGCATTACCAAGGTGGTAGTTCAGCCCTTGGTCTCTGATGAAGTCCCAAACTTCAACGTTCCCTCGCTTGTAGTAACTGGGACCTGTGGTATTTGAGTTGGCCATTTCTTAACTAGGTTGGATACTGTATTACAGAGAGTAAAGTTTTGGCGTTGAAGAGCCATGAAGATAGTGATTACATCTTCTAGCTTAGTATCTTTATCACGCAGTGCATTCTCAATCTGTTTGAGTTTGAACTGCTGCTCCATCGTTAGTTCCAGTACTGGAGCTGGGAGACCAAAGTCTTGGTTTTTGATTGGTGAAATCATAGTCATCACATTGTAGAATCTTGGCAAGGCGTGCATTCATGAGGGCAACATCTTCTCCAAGATCCTTCTCAGCGAATGCTTTCACTACTGTATCCCAGGTGTAGCCTTCCTTTTCAAATAGAGCAACAGCACGCTTGATACCAATACCAGGTACACCAGCATAGCCATCAGTCTGGTCACCAGCTAGTGTCTGGATGAGGTGCCACCTACGGCCCTCCTCAGGCTCTACAGTAACC